CCGTCCAGACCCACGGAGTAAAGAAAACTTTCTGATCGGCTGCGTCAAACACAAACGACAGCAGAACATCGATATCTTTACCGTTAAACGAAACAACGCCAGTAGACACGCCATAGTCAACGGCATTCATCGTGATCGTCGCGGTAGCATTACAGAAAGGCTCAATCGTCAAATCGAGATATACGCTATTGGCGGTGTTACTTAGACTGGAAACAAATGCCGACGCTCCCGTACCAGAGCCACTGGTAAAGGTGAGGGGTTCATTGACAAGAAACCCTTCGCCACCGTTACTGACCAAAATGCCAGCAATTGAGCCGGACGTGATTGCTGATACGTGCGCGGACGCACCATATCCTCCACCGCCGGCGGGGCCTTCACTGATAAGAACAAGATCGTCGACCTGATACTCCGTGCCTCCGCCGCCGACGGTGATGCTAGAAATTACCGCCAGAATCGTTGTTTCGACGTTTGTCGTAGTATCTACATTACGTACGGTTTGTCCATAAAGAAACTCACCACGAATGCTTCCATATCGCAAATATAGTTCATGAACCTGCAACAATTCTGGTCCGACGATCGTTGAGACAACACGTTCGACTTCTGCGGACCCCGTCGCACTCTGTATTCTTTGCCCTGCATAAAATGTCGCAACGGTATCGTCAGCATAGCCCGCATTCACTTTGACTTTTAGTGTTTGCGGGGCACTCCACGTAGCGTCGCTAGTTCGCAGAATGTCGGCCCGAGGATAATAGAGTTCAGCATCGATATCGAAGAAGACTCGGAAGAACCATTTGATGCTATCCTCGGTACCTTTGTTCTGATAAAAATCCCGCAAGCTACGAACAAACCAATCCGTCGATACATGGGCATATTGCGGATAATTTTTCGCAAACATCCCGATAAATTGTGTTCTAAAATCGTCAAGTGACGTCGCACTATCTCGATATTCCAGCAAACGGCGTGCTTCATATAAAGGACCGCCATACACAGACGTCGTTATCGTATTTGACGTCGATGGACCATACGCTGTAGTGATCGCAGTATTTGAAGTTGTTCGCCCTTCTTCAAGAAAACGAACAAATGCCGTCACAAATTCGACGAAGACCGGATATTCGCTTTCTGCGAAATCTGGAATCGCCGTTTTAATGAGATGCGTAAAGTCTTGACCTGTTTGATAAGGGCGCATAAAGGATTACCGCAATACTCCGCCCTGATAGAAATCATTGGCCGCAGTCGTCGTTGAATCGTCTGCGACATCGACTCGCACACTATCCGCGTCGACAATGAACAGTCGATTTAATTTTGGCACCAAATCAGATTGCACGGGGAGTGCATTAAGTCGCACATCCAATGCATCATTTTCAATCGAGGTCGGTTGAAATCCTGAAATGGTAACGATGCCGGTCGTAACATTCACTGTGCCGACCGCATCCTTCACAACTACCAGCGTTTGCGCTGCGCTCGTCGCACTGTTTGCCAATGAAACAATCTGTAATACCCCGTTCGCTTCGGCAAAATAACAGTTTGTAAATGTCGTGTTATTCGCTGCGGTATATCCAAATCGATGCCCCGTCAATTGCGTCGCGGGAAGAATCACACTGGTTGTGCCATTGCGTAACAGCGGCACACCAAATTTGATTGTCTGCGTGTTGCTGGCGGAGAGCACGGGGAAGATGCGTTTCTGTAATTCTACACGAGTCAGCGAACTGGATATTGCCGGATCGGTATCATCAATGGCCCGTGCGAGTCGAGAGAATCGAAATGCCGTATCAAATTTTTCCACCGAGGTTGTTGCGTATGCAGAAATGCTCGATTTAATTGCCGCAACAAGCGCATCTTTACTGCGTGTGGTGGCCCTTGTATCATACAAGGCCTTGGTCGCAATGATCACATAGACATACTCGGGAACTACAATCTCGGGAAGTATGCCAATCATTTGATGCGGCGTCACAATGTTCTGCATGATGAGATTGTGCAGCGAGTCTGTGAATCGCAATCCGACTTTGGGTTTCAATGTAATATAGACATGACCATACGCAGGGCGTTCGGCCGAATCGTTTGGATTGCCGTCCTCTCCACCAAAAACGTTAATGGCGGCGATGCTGTCTCCATATTCTGCCAAAATTAATGCTTTATAATCTCCAGCGGTGACACACCGATTCTGTGCAGAATATGTCAGCGGTGCGATATAGCGAATCTGATCGACATCTTCGGCGTCTGTTCCATTGCTACTCGGTGTGGTGTTTGCATCAATCGTCGCCGTCACACCACGAGAGAGACCTGCGATGGAAGTATCGTTGATGCGAAAGGGACCGCGAATGCCATTACCCGCCGCACCGCGACTGATGTAATAATCCACAAGCACAATGTTGCCATTGACTAACTTTTTTCCAATGACACCATTACCAAAAGTTAATTCGGGATAACCGTTATACGCCTCACTTACCAAGAAAATCGCATTGGCGCCATTCACAAGCGACAGGTTCGTGGGTTGAACAAAGGTCGTGCGTGTATTGGCTGCGGCACTTTCCTGTACGACAACACTGATATGCGAGAAATCCGCATTCGCATTGGGAATAATAAATCGCTGTGTCGGATCATTCGTATCGACAGTAAATTGATACGCTGCGGGACGCCCTTCCACCAGTAGCACATTGGATGCTTGATAGTTGTTAGCATAACCCGGAGAGGTATTTTGCAACAACGAGGTATCGCCAACCGTATAGAACAGATAGTTCGTGTCGTTGGCCAATTCAAATTTGGTATTTTTAGGCAAGGTCACAGATGTTGCCGACGAATTGCTCATCACCGCAACCACGTTTGTGGTAATCACGGCACTCTGTGTGCCGTGCGCATTATACCCCAACATCTTGGCGTGAGAAACGATTGACGAACGCAGTTGTGCGGTGTCAAGAAACGATTCATTGACCGCGGCGGACACATAATAGTTGTTATAGAAAGTCACATACGCCAGCACGCGTGCCAGCAATCGCAAACCGCTTCCCGAGAAGTCATAATCCGAGAAAGTCGGATCGGCTTTCATAAAGGTGATCAGATTGTTCAGAATCTGATCATAGTCTAATTCGGTAATTGTGAGTTGTGCGGGTGTAGTGGCCATAACTTATCTTAGACGGCTGAGATACAGTGTTAACGTGATTGGTGCCACCTGATTGACGATAGTAAAATAAAAATTCACATCATAGCCCTGTTCATCTAATGAGGGCACAACGGACAGTTGAAGAATACGTACACGCGGTTCGTAGGCAGCAACCGTGGCCTCAATCTCATGTTGAAGCAATAACGTTGTTATCGGATCAAGCGGCTCAAACAACATTGTATAGATACGCGAACCAAACTCGGGGAAAAACGGCGTCTCGCCTGTACGGGACAGCAGCAACAGTTTCAGTGATCGTTTGATGGCGTCCGCATCACTCACCGTCACCACATCGGATGTCACCACATTTCGCGCAAACGTCAGCGAAATGTCCTTATACACCCGAGGTGTGCTGAAGCTAGTTGAGATTTCAGGCATGTTGTTCTCTAGTATTTAGTATGCTCGAATTCAGCATTATCGAAACCATCCACCCTGCGGTGGTTTTTCTGGCGTTCCCCCCGGCTGACAGACAAAGTTCCAACCCGGCTTAGCATCGGCCGATTCAGCCGATACAATAATGTCGACCACTTGAAAGTATTTTCCGTTGTTCAGCGGTTCTGAACTCTTATACATTACCGCATCGACGGCATGCTTATTGTATTGCGTCTGACCGGGATTCTTTCCGACATGTCCCCATTCAGCCGGCAACGCATTGACCACAGCTTCGGTGAATTGTCCACACCCCTCTTGCGTGGACAGATCCCATATGGTGCCGTTAGTAAAGACCGCCTGCACGACACTTAGATAATTACCCATGCTCGTATCAGGAGTACCACAATCTCCATCGTCGCCGGCGACGCCATCACCGCCGTCACCGCCGTCACTACCCATGCCGGTTCCGGTGGCATCGCCAATTCTTGTCTGTGGATTTAAGGCAGTCTCACGAGCAGAAAGAATTTTTAATTCGGCATCAATTTTCTCAAGATATTTTGCTTGTTCTCGCAAGGCGGCCGCACGATCTTCTCCCGTTTTTGGTTCAATAACAAAAAGTCCGGCATGAAAAGTGTCATCAAAATCTCGCGTCAGTGCTTCACGGCGCAATCCCGTTGACGAAAAAGACACATGAATCCACGCAGAGCGACGCGTATTATAGTTAAGAATCACCTGATCAAATTGTAGCGTCTTCACAATAAAATCAGCAACTTCATATAGCAACGCATTTGGCGCGCTGGGAATAATAATGTCCGCCGCCTCACCACGTTCATGTTGACCGATTCCCGTATTTACCTGACGGAAACCGCTGATCACAATGATGCCTGGATATTTTTGTTTCACGGGCTCCAAAACATTTTTACACAGGAGTGACAAATTGTAGAGAATATCATCTTCCAGCAGACCAAGCTGAGGCGTGATGCCTTTCTTGGCTAAACTCGACAGAGGAATGCAAAGCGAATCTTTGCCAGCAACACCAGTAGCAATATCCTCTGCTGTAAATCCAAATATGCTCGCGAAGCCTAGATCGCCATTTTTGCTATTTTTGTTGCCGGCGCCAATCTTAGTGTCATCACCCTGCGACGCGGCGGTGACGAGAGACGCCCAATAGTCGCTCCAGCCGACATAGATCTGATTATCATCAAGTATCTGCGGCGTGCGAGCTTGTGCTATCCAGTACGCATCACCTTTAGTTTGATTCGTATATCCGTCTGACTTACGAATTTGACTAATCAGCCATGCATCATCGGTGAGATCACGAACAATCTCGGCCGGAAGCGTGACCGGCGTCTGTAACGGTCCGATAAGATAGGGTGGGTTGGTAAGTTGTTGCTGTATAAATGGCATAATTACTCGACGATCGAAGGCTCGACTTTATCAACAAATATTGTTACATCGGGATATGCGAGACTATCCGCTAACAGTCCCACCGTAAATGCCGTCCCACCCAGTGTGGTGGCAGACGTGAACGTGGTCTTGCCACGATAATCGGCCCGTGTAAGATAATCAACCAGCGGCAAATTTGCC